CTCAAGTATGGCCTCAATGATTGCAGGTGCAAGGAATGCCAGACGCGTGACGCGGCTGACATATGACGGACTAATTTTTTCGGCAGCGGCCAGGTCTTCAATCGTGTTGAATGAACCGCCAGACAGCAGTCGATGCCAGCGATGACCACGCGCGATGATTTTCACCATCGTGGTGTCAACAATGGCTTCTTTACGTTCAATGGCCCGGGTGCCATCAGGCAGCACCATGACGGTCTTTCCACCCCGAATCCGAAACTTCATGGCGATGTCGGTCGTGAGACCCGGGTTTTGCTGTTCGCTCATGCGGCCTCCATCGCTGGCGCGGACAGCGTTTCACGCAGAAGATTATTCATGCCTTGGTCTCTCCACTGGATGCTGATCCCCTCGCGACGCACGGTGATGCGCTCAACAAGGGTGCGGACAATGTTCGCCTGCTCAGAAGGAAAAAGTTCGTCCCACACCGGATCAATCGACTGTAGTGCCCGGATGCACTCAGCCTCCTTGATCTTTGGGCGCAGGTCTGAGACTTCTCTGACCGCATGCGCCAATACCTCGGGGGCACGCAGCACGTGGCGCAGCTTTTCCACAACCACGGTTTCGATTTCACCTGCCGGTAGTCGCTGTATTTCACAGCCAGTCTTGCCCAACTTGATGGCGTCAGTATTGATGTAATACCGGTAAAACTTGGTGCCCTTTTGGGTGTAGCCAGGCGTAAATGCCCTGTTTTGCTCAGAAAACAGCAGGCCGCGCAGCAGGGATGGCGCTTTACTGGCGCGGTCAGCATGGGGGCCTTTTTGTTTGCGGTCACCGTTTTGCAGATGCTCTTGTACCCGATCCCAAATCTCCTGACTAACGATGCCCTGGTGTTCACCGGGATAGTGTGTGCCCTTGTACGCGGCAATGCCGATGTACACCGCGTTGTTGAATATCTTGTAGACGTAGCCCTTGTCGATCAACTTGCCCTTGCGCTCGATGCCCTTTGAGGTGGTCCAGCATTTGGATGTCACGCCCCTGGCGCGCAAGTCGCGAACCAAGGTCGCCATGGACGGCACGGTGGCGAATCGTGAAAACATCTCGGTGACCAATTGGGCTTCGGCGGGGTTGGCAATGAGTTTGCGCTCAATCACGTCGTAGCCCAGCGGGGGCATGCCACCCATCCAAATGCCTCGCTGGCGAGAGGCCGATATCTTGTCGCGCACCCGTTCGCCGGACAGTTCCCGCTCGAATTGTGCAAACGAGAGCAGGATGTTGAGAGTCAACCGACCCATGGACGTGGTGGTGTTGAACGACTGCGTGACAGAGACAAACGTCACTTTGTGCTGGTCGAACAGTTCAACCAATTTGGCAAAGTCGGCCAGCGAGCGTGACAGGCGGTCAATCTTGTAGACAACAATGGTGTCGACAAAGCCGCGCCGGACATCTTCAAGCAGCCGTTTGAGGCCTGGGCGGTCCATGTTGCCACCCGAGAAGCCACCGTCGTCGTACCGGTCGCCCAGCATTAGCCAGCCTTCAGACTTCTGGCTGGCGATGTAGTTGTCGCAGGCATCACGCTGGGCGTGTAGCGAGTTGAAGTTCTGGTCCAGCCCTTCCTCGGTGGACTTGCGGGTGTAAACCGCGCAGCACAGTTTGCGCGGCGCGTTCATCCCAGCCCCCGTCCTGATGAAAAGCCAAAGAAGGTCCAGCCGTTGCGATTGGTGCCGGTGATGGTGCGTGCGATGCTGGACAGTGACTTGTAGCGCCTACCGTCATATTCGAAATAGTCCAGACCAACGACCACTTCACAGTCAGCACCCTCCCAATTGCGAATCAGGCGGGTGCCAGCCACTGGCCTGCCATCAATACGGCGGCTGCGAACGGCCTGCTTGCCTCCATCCAGTTGCTCTCCGAGACGCTCCAGGCGTTTGACGGTTTCACGTTTGAGACCACCCAACGCCAGTTCCTGAATGCGGTAAGCCAGACGACTCTCCAGAAATCGGCGGTTGAAGGGGGGTGGCTCCTGTTGGAACATTTCACGCCACATCTGTTTAAGGTCAGCGAAATTGGCGGTTTTCAGGGCTGCAACGCGTGCAACTACGGAATTAGTCATTGGGTGTTTTCCTTGGTTGTCAAAACACCGGTATGAACGCGCTCTTCGGTCAATTTATCAAGTAGATCTTGACCTTCAATGAGGCGGATTACGCCCTGCGCCAGGATGGCGCCAACGATGGCCATGGGGTTGGCAATGTGCCCCGCTTCTGGTTTCTGCTTTTGGTCGGTGTTCATGAAGGTTCATACCGACGGAGACTGTGGCTTTCTCAGTGAGGTGAACCAGAAAGTGACTGAGGCCCGTGCCGGTGGTGAGAACCCGGTTGATCGCGTGTCATCAAATAAATTTGCTCTTCGGCAGGTACATGCCAAATTTCCTTTCGCGCGCCAAGAGCACAGGGAGCACTACATCACCTGATCACTTAGTACTATGAGCACAGCAGGACACATGTAAGTTGTTGATTTATATTGTTTTTTTGAAAATATGTGAATTTTTTTATGCAAATTTAGATCTCCAGTAGAAGACATAAATATGTAACTCAATACCTGAGTTATCCATAAACGACGATCACTTAATGCCAATTGCGTGGTAATTCTCATTGCCAGTAGCGACCTGTGGATGGATAATTCAGGCATTGCCACCCCCACCTTAAGGAAACCAAAATGACCACCGCATCAGCAGCAAAGAAAATATCCAAGGGACAGGAAAAGGCCAAGGCACTGCGTGACAGCTGCTGGCCGGACCTAGATGATGAAAAACTCTGGAACAGAAAGCTCTACAGCGGCTTCACCACCATTCCCCGCACGATGCCTTTGATCATGAACATCATCGATTCACTCAGCAAGAATAAGCCTGCCGGTCAGGTGTATTTCGTTTTGTGGTGTCGGACCTTTGATCAGGCTTTGTTGGTCATCGACAACCCCATGACTCTGGCAGTCGAAGCCGGATTTTCCGGAGAGAGGGCACTGAGTACTTGGAAAGACAGAATGCGTGCCCTGGTCGATCTTGGCTTCATCGACGCAAAAGAGGGGCCCACGGGAGCCTTCCACTACGTTCTCTTGCTGAACCCACACAAAGTCGTGTGGCCGCTCAAGGACAAGATTCAGGAAGGCGTGTTCCGGCAACTGCAGACGCGTGCGATCGACATTGGCGCGAAGGACATGGAACCTTTGAAGTCCCCTTCAAGCTGATCACGGCGAGTGAGGCCCGGCAAGCAGCGCCGCCTGCGGTCCGGGTACTTCACCTAACTACTTTTCCCGCCACCTCCACGTAGACGATCTCCGTTACGTGCTTGGGCATTTCACTATGCCAGGGGATGCGCACGCCATTTTTACACCTGCTGAGTCTTTCGGCCATCAAACGCACAAGGGATATGAACATGAAACCGGTAAACGAACAGTTTTTCAATGCCGTCAAAAACGCGGCCGCGACCAGAACCTACCGCATGGCGGCCCGTTACGGGTTGCCCACTGCGGATCGCGAGGACATCCAGCAGGAACTGATCCTAGATATGTTGGAGCGCTCTGACCAGTTTGACCCAACCAAGGGCAGCGCAGGGACATTCACTGGCGTGGTATCCGAGCACCGCGCCACTGAATTGCTCGACCGCCTGATGAAAGACCGTATGCGGCTTTGCTTTGGAATCGGAGCGCAGGCGGCCAACGACCCTGAGTTTCAAGAGTTCGATGGCAGCGAAGCCGACAACGTGGTGCCGATGTGGTCTGACGACCGTGACCTATTCGCAGACAGCATGGCCTTGCAGGATCTGCAAAAAGCCCTGGCCTACATGAACGATGACCAGGTCGCCCTGTTTGGGCTGCTGGAGTCAAACCAGGACTTGGCCACTGCCGCCAAGGTGGCCGGGGTATCCAGTGCGACTTTCTACCGCCGCGTTCACGACCTGCAAATGCACCTACGGATGTTCGGTTTTCGTTCGGCTGCCTGAGCAGATTTCAGACGCTGAAGTGGCCTGAGAAAAACCATGACCTCACCCGGTAAGAACCTACATATCGCCTGAACAGACAAGAGCTCAACGCTCTGCCATCAGCGCAGATACCAGTGTCGGCCAGTCTCGAATTTTGGGGCCAACCGATTGATCAACACGCTGATGGAGCCTGAATTGTTAGCACCCAAACGACTGACCGATATCACCCAAGCCCACCTGGGCTTGCCGCCCTATCCGGCATCAATCCAACACGCTGCGCCCTATGTTCCGTGCGCAGCGCCAACCGAAGCCAACCTGTGTGACTGGATTGCCAGCGCGTCCGTTGGCAACGCTATTCAGTACCACGAGGGATTGCTGCTGCGCGACCGATCCGAAGTTGCCAGTGGGTTCCCGACCAAGGAGCGCGCCCGCATTCATGCCGTGGCCCGGCGTGCCTGGATTGCCTGCGAACTCGGCCTTGTGCACCTGTTTAGTCAAAAGGTGGATGACGACCACTACCGCTATCTGGCCATCCGCAGCAACAGTCTTTTGAAGGCACCAGACATCCGGTCCCGTTTACGTACCGCCCAGGCAACCGCCACCCACCGAAATCCCAACTGAAAGAAGGAGCACACATGATTCCCAAGCCCAACGTCCTGGATGAAATAGGCCAGCTTTCCCTGACAGAACTTGATGCGCTGCCAATCGCGCAACTTGACGCCCGCATCAGGCAGGTCGGCGAACTCAAGGACACCGCCCGCCACTATGAGGATGCGCTGTATGCAGTGATGAACAAGCGCTTCAGTGAGCGCGCCAACCAAGCTCGTCAGGTTGCTGGAAAACACACTGGCACGGTGCGTTTTGAGGTTGATGGCTACGTGGTCATTGCCGACCTGCCGAAGCGCCTGGAATACGACCAGCCCAAGCTCAAGGGCGCGGTGGATGCCTTGCGCAAGTGGGGTGAGAACCCGGACGACTATGTCGGCATCGAAATCAAGGTGTCAGAGGCCAAATACAACGCCTGGCCACCCGCGGTACGCCAGCTTTTCGAGCCCGCCCGCACACTTAAGGTTGGTAAGCCCTCCTACAAGCTGGAACAGATCAAGTACAGCGCAATGCCTGACGCTGCCAACGACGCCAACTTC